TACACGACGCTCTTCCTATCGGCCCGAAAAGTGTTCAAAAAGTCGGATTTTTTACATTGAAGCTCCGACAAAAGGATTTGTGACTTTTTTGTGACATTGACAGCAGACGAAAAACAGCAATTTGATGCAGATTTGGGCGTATATTTGCGGTTGCAAGACTCGTATATACGCCTACAAGGTTCTCAGATGGCTTGCGATGGACGTGGATGGCTTGCAATGGTCGTGTCTAAGCTACGAAAGGGCGGATGAAAGGGCGGAATTAGCCTATTGCCAAGGCTGCAAGGCGTGTCCAAGGTATGTCCAAGATGTGTCCAAGATGCTATCCAATCATCGAAACAAAGGGCTTGTGACCCTTTTGGGTTCATATGCAAAGCGTCCAAAGTACTGAAATACAGCGTGTTGCGCTCAAGAACAACAATAAGGTAATACAATAGTAATGCTTTTTGCCATGGAATATGGGCGTTTGGCGTAAGGGTGTATGAATAACGTGACGATGTAGCTGTCTCTCTTCTCGCTGTATGTGATGATGTGGAGGATGATGAAGCGCATAGATGTGACGGTGGATGACGAGGGGAACGGCAGGGATGATAGGCATATACGGAAACGACCACAGACCCCCACCCCCTTAGGTACTGCGGACAAATTATAGTAGATAAAAGCATAGGTGTAAATGTCCTCTACCCGTCCAAATTTCCCTTGGAAAAGGTACTCTGCTGATAGGAGGTCGTTCATATTTCCGCCAAAAAGGTACTCCTGTAAAAGGAGGTCATTGGTGTTTACAGTCTTAGCGTGTTGGGTATATGAAGTAGTTTTTTTGTTGATTGATAAATTAAAGTTTACAGATATGTTTGAATTGAATAGATTTTTCAGGTTGCCATTAGGCATTAGTGAGATTTCAGGAGCGAACAATCCTCAGTGGATAGCTGCTGCTGCGAGTTTGGCAGGTAGTATAGCGGGCAGTTTGTTTGGTGGTGCTAAGGCGCGCAGGGCAGCTAAGAAGGCAGCGAGGGAGCGTCAGTATCGTGCGAATGCAGAGAAGGCTTGGTACGAGAAGGCTTACAACACGGATTATCTGGACACCAAGGCTGGTCAGAATCTGTTGCGTCGTGCCCAGGAGGTGCAGGACAATTATATCCGTAAGGCAGACGGAGCTGCTGCTGTTGCAGGTGGGACTGCGGCGAGTGCAGCGATGGCAAAGGAGGCAGCTAACAGAACGATGGGTGATGCCATTGCCAACATCGGTGCTCGTGACAGTGCGAAGAAGGAGAGTGTTTCCGCTCAGCACATGCAGAATCAGATGGGCTTTTCGAAGGAGCGTGAGGATGCTTACAATCAGCAGGCCCAGAATGCGAGTGATGCGGGTCAGAACATGAGCAATGCTTTGATGAATGCAGCTTCGATGTTGGACGGTGCCGGAAAGAAGAAGAGTCTGGATATTGACGTGAACTCTCCTGGTGCCAAGGCTGCTGCTGGCGGTTCGTTGACTCCGAAGTTCAATGATGCGGAGTACATTCACGATACTCTGTATGACAACAAGAAGTTGAAGAACGTGACGGGAGTGTAATCGAGTGTTGAATGTTAAATGTTAAATGTTAAATGTTGATTGATTATGTCGAAAAGAAAGAATAAGAGAGTTGTTTGTCCTAAGCCGAGTAAGGCGGATATTAATCGCGTGATGGAAGCAGCCGGTCTGCTGAGGGATTCGCTCATTGACGAGCAGACTGCTGAGATAGAGCGTCTGAAGACTGCGCTTGCTGGTGTGGCGAAGGAACGTGACTGGTTTGAGCAGTGCTTGAAGTCGGCTGAGAGTGCTTTGATATACAAAGACAAGGTGATTGACAAGATAAAGAAGAACAACGCCAAGCGAGTTGCCCGTCTGCGTGAGAACGTTGATATACTTGAGGAGGAGACAGCTTTTCAGTATAAGCGTGCCAACAAGGCTGATGCTTTCATCAAGCAGATTGACGGTGCTTGTGACCTTATAAAGAAACATATTGCAGCTTATGGTAGGAAGTGAAAAGGGGAAATTGAAGAAGGAAGATGTTAATGCTGTGGGTGGTAATGAGCCTGTTGGTACTAAGCCGAACTATGCCTCACTGGGCCTTACTAAGCCTTTGGCTGAGGGAGGTAAGGATGGTGCGCCTGCTGCTCCTTTCAATGCTTTTGCTGGTAATGGTATAGTGGGCAGGTTCGGTCCTGTGGGTGACAAGGCCTCACTAAGCCTTTCTGAGCCTACTAAGCCATTGATTGGGGGCGCTTCTGCACCTGTGGGTGATGGCGCTGCTAACGTTCCTGTTGTGCAGAATGCTCCTACGTTTCAGAAAGACGACACCAAGAAGGACGGAGGGTTCTTCGGTTGGCTTGGCGGATTGATAAAGAAGCGTCCGGGCATAAGGAGCGGTGAGAGTGCAGACGAGTACGACGAGCGTATGACACGTAACAAGATGCGCCTTGCTACGCTTGCGGATGCGATAAGGCACATGGGCAACATCTACAACACTTCGAAGGGAGCGCCTTTGCAGAGGTTCAACAATCCTGTGGAGGGATTGCAGAAAGGTCTGCAGCAGAGGAAGAATGAACGGGCACGGCAGGCAGCGTTGGAAGCGGACGCTGCGTATAAGAATGCCAACCTACGCATGAAGCAGGCATCAGCAGATGCAGACAGAGCTTATAAGGCTATGAACATCGAGCTGAAACAGAAGGCTGGCGAGCGTGCAGACAAAGCGGCTAAGGCCATGGATGAGTATCGTAAGGGCATGCTTGGCATTCAGGAGGGTAACTTGAAGCTATCGGGCGAAAGGCTTGGCGAGACCAAACGCCATAACAAGGCTCAAGAAGGCATCAGCGCAAGCAGACTGGCTTTAGCAAGAGCAAAGGAGGCACGTGTGGCTGGAGGCTCGGGAAGCGGTAGTAGTGGCGGTGTTGGCGGAGGCTATGGCTATGCTACTCCGTATGGCCGATTGGCAAGCAAGAAACAGCTTACGCCTCAGCAGGAATTGCAGGCTTGGGATGAAATGCGGCGTATTGGCATGATTACTCCTCAGAAGCAGCGTGAGCTGGTGCTTGCGCTGAACGGATATACTGCAAGTGACGGCACGGTAGTGAAGCCGAATATGTCGCAAGCACGCAAGATAATACAAGGCGCTATCAGTTATGGTCTGCTTGACAGCTCTGGCAAGGGCGAGTCGTTGAGAAAGACATTCAGAGACGGTTTTGGCTATACGGACGTAAGGACGAGCGCGACAGCCCAGCGAGGCGTGAACACTTCGGGCAAGAAGAAGGTGCGCAATGTGACGAAGACGGTATCGAAGAGTCAGGCGAAACAGATTAGGGAACAGCGCAAGGGAGCGAGTCCTATAAGATGGCAAGGCTCGGGCAGTAAGCCGAAGCCCCAGAGCAAGCCTACGAACAAGGGCAAGGGTACAGACTGGAGTCAGTATGTGAAGTAACTATATAAACAATAAAATATGCCAGATAACAGATATTATTATTTCAAGGATGCCAAGGGAAACAGGCATACTGTGAACAAGGCAGCGTTTGACAATGACAGGGAGGGTTTTGCGAATGCTTTCCCAGGTGCCCGTATGGAGGTGATAGACCGCAAGACGGGACGTAGAGGTGATGTTGACGTGAAGGATGCGGGCAGGGTCGGTGACTTCGGTGCGCATCTGTTTACGGGACAGACCGTGAGAAGGGAAAAGTATCAGCCTAAGACTTCTTTAGGTAAGGCAGCGCTGAGGGTTGCGCAGAAAAAGTGGGGAAAGGAAGAATCGGGTGCTGAGCCTGGCTATGCCTCTTTGGGCCTTACTAAGCCTTTGGGTAATGAGCCTCGCTATGCCTCTGTAGGTCTTTCTAAGCCTTTGGGTAATGGAGGTAAGGAGAGTGCGCTTGTGAAGGGCCTTAGGGAGGCTGACGCCTTGAAAAGACGCGATGAAGAGCAGATGCCCATAGACTACACGAAGCCGAGTGCTGTAAAGCAGATGGTGGGCAGGACACACAGAGAGCAGCAGGCACTCGATAGACGTATAGAGCAGGCTGGACGTGAAGCAGGCAAGGAGGTAATGAAACCATTGCACGAAAAGGAGGCACGTCTGAAAACTCCCGTTGTGGATACAGGCGACGCGAACGTAAACGCCCACGTTATAAACACCCAAGAGCAAGCAGAGCGCCAATTGGTAGAGAGCGGTTTGGAGTTTGCTAACAAACACCTTGACGACTATGTGTCTGACAATATACTTAATGAGTTCAAGACGGCAACAGCGAAAGGTGCAGCAGCAGAGTCGGTGTTAAGCAAGGCGTCTCCATTTGCTTATATGGCAGCAGGAAAGGCGTATAATGAAGCGCTTGACCCCGACAAGCTCTTGAAGCATCTGCAAGAAAAGGCAAATGCGGACATTGCAAAAGTCCTGTCACAGCCGAAGATGCAGGAGGAGATAGGGCTGAAGGCAGCAGCCTACGGCATCAGCCCAGAGGAGTACGTAGAAAAGAGCCTCATACCGGGACTGCAAGCGAAATTGGCGGCAGACTTTGACAAGAGCGAGTTGAGCCGTAGTATGCCGAAGAGCACGGCAGAATACATTCTTCGTGGTGTAAACGAGTCGATGCTTGGCACTATAATGTCTATGGGCATGACATCGAAGAAGCAGAGACAATACGCTCAGCAGGGTATGGCTATGACGGATAATGGGGAGAACCCTGATGTAAATCCTGGTATGGCCGCGAGAGTGGCACGAGGCACATTGGGCTTTGTTGCGGACGCCCCAGTATTTGGTGCAGCAGGCAAGGCAGGTGCAGCCGTAGCTGGCAAGGTATTCGGTAATGGTGTGGCACAGACAGCGAGGATTGCGAACAGTACTTTAGGTGGTCGTATAGCACGTATGGCAGGTTCGGGCATGGTAAGTCAGGGTATTACTGGTGTGCTGTATGGCTCGACGAATGCAGCTGTGCAGAACTACTCTACTGGCGACGACACTTCTATTGGCAATACCGTAAAGGTGATGGCTATGGGCGGATTGTCTGAGGGCGCGAGTTGGGCAACCATGGGCGGTATTGGCGGTGCTGTAGGAGCTGGAATCTATAACGTAAGTGGCGTGAAGCGTATTCCAGCCAAGGCGTTCCAGTTGGCGATGGAAGGAATAGGTATGCACATAGGCGGCAATGTGGCCAAGACTATAGAGGGGCACGATACAGACTGGACGAGCATTGAGGGTAACCTTGAGGCTTGCGCCAACGTCGTAGCCTTGAAGCTGACACACGCAAGACTGCCTAAGCGCCAGAGCAAGGACGGCGTAAAGGAAAGCTACCTTGATATGGTGGCGAGAAACATTAATGGTCTTATGACATCGGACGGACAGAGAGCAGCCTTTGGTGGATATACCTTCACTAATGAGGAGAAAGAGCAGCTGTTCGGAAGCGCGTCTGCGCCGAAGCGCAATGAATCAATCTATGGATATGACGCACACAACAATCCGCTGACGAGAAAAGAGAGTCTGACATCTTGGGCGATGCGAGCAAAGAAGACCGCAGCCAAAGGGAAAGGCGAGGAGTCGTATAGGGACACAGACGCTGAGTTTGTGAAGACTGCCTACGACGAGATAATGGCAGACAACACCATTCCTTGGGACACAAAGGCTAAGTTCTCGGCTTTGGTTATGGGCACCGTTCCTTCGGCACGTCCGATGATGGAGAATTGCCGTATTGAAGGCGGCTCTGTGAACGAATACAGCAAGAATGGAGAACTGCTGTCGAAGAACAGCTTCAAGAGCATTGACGAGCGTAACTCCATTATTTACTCGCTGAACATGAAGCGTGAGGATCAGCGTCTGAGCAATGCCTATGGTGCTGCACAGATTAAGGATGAGAAGACGGCACAGGCAACTCTTGAAGCTGTAGCAGAGGCTAACGGCATGACTGCAGAGCAGTTGAAGGCTGCAATGGACAAGCAACCGCTTAGACGCAGCGATGAAGAACAGAACGCTTGTGTGGCTCTGAGAAAGGCTTACGAGGACGAGCAGTTTGTACCTGGTACGTTGCATGCAGAGCAGTCGAACACTGAGGGCAAGGACGTTGTGGAGGAGAACGGTCTGGGTACTGAGACTCCTAACAATGAGGCTGCGTCTGAGGTGCTTGGTGACCTTACGAAGACGGAGGATGCCTTGCAGGCAGCAATGGACAGCAACGACGTGCTGAAGGAAGAGTACGAGCGCATGCAGAAGGACGGCATGAGCAATCCGCAGATTTATATGGAGCTGTTCAATTCCGGACTGACACAGGAGCAGCTTGCACCACTTGCAGACTATATCAACGCCCTCTCAAAGGCGCAGGGAATGTTCAAGGGTACGCAGGACAAGATTGTGGAGACGACACAGAAGCACGTCGGCCAGTGGAGCTATAAGGGCGAGCTGAACGGAGAGAAGCAGAATGGCGAGCAGATGGTGTTCGTGAAGGACGACAAGGGTAGGGTGCTGATTGTCGGAGCTGGAGACGTTGCGTTTGATGGTGAAGGCAGAGTACGTGACGGTGATATGCTGACGGTGTATGACCCTGCTACTCGTGAAATGGACTTCGTGCATGCAAAGGACGTGACACTGGAACGTACCACGTCAAGCGAAGAGTATGCCAAGGACTATCAGCGACAGCTGGAGGAGTTGAACTCTGAGGTGTATGCGGCAATGCAGCAGGATAGTAAGCCTAACGAAGCCTCTCTAAGCCAAACTAAGCCTGGGGAACAACCTGTGGGCGAGGAAGGTAATGAAGCCTTACTGGACCTTACTAAGCCGACTGAGCCTGTGAGTGAGAAAGAGATTACACCTGTGGGTGAGGAGCCTGTTGCTACTCTTGCGGACGGTACGCCTGTGCCGATGATGAAGGACTCGAAAGGTCGTGAGACTGCTGACTACTCGCAGATGAGTCCTGAGCAGGGTGCGGAGTGGATGTCTTCGCAGTTTGGCGAGAATGCTGAGGCTGCTGTGGACGGACAGATAAAGAGAGCCGAGAAGACGCTGAAGGACGCCGAGAAGATAAAGGTGGACTACACGGGCGACTTGAACGACGCCAAGGAGGCTGAGGCTCAGAAGAAGATTGCTATTGAGGCAGCCAAAGCAGAGCTGGAGCTATATACCAATATCAAGAAGGCAATGACTGAGAAAAAGGTCAAGGCTGGAATGGAGAAGGTAGGTAGTGTAGGTGACGTAGGTAGTGTAGGTTCGGTAGGTGAAGTGAGTGTTGCTGTGCGAGAGAAGTTCGAGAAATCAAAGAAGATTCCCGGACGACGTGGCTCTATCACTCTTCCTGACGGAACTAAGATAACTGGTCAATACTATTATGGCGAAGTTTCAGGACTTACACCTTCGCACGACCCTTTTAATGATTTTAAGCAGAACGAGGGGTTCCCAGTTAATGAAGACGGATCTTCCTCAAACTCACGTTCTTACAAAGACAAGGATTCGCGTCTGTTTACAGAGAAAATTGGCAGAGACTTTGGCGGGCAAGCACTAAAGAACGTGCCAGTTGTGCAGGATGGTATTCTGTTAAGCGGAAATGGCACGACTATGGGTAAACAACTTGCGGAACGCTATGGTACTGACGGCAAGTATTATGAGAGCCTAAGTGAAAACGCAGAAGGCTTCGGCTGGACTCCAAAGCAAATAGAAGAGGCAGGCTTTAAGGGTACAGTATATTTTGTTCCCGACAAAAAGATGCCGCTTACAAGTAAGACATTTGACCTTTTCAACAGGCAAGAGACCAAGAGTATTGGCAATACAGAGCAGTCGGTAAAGAATGCCAAGGTGTTAAGTACTGACGAGGTAAGTGCCATTATAGCCGAGATAGAGGGCAGTGGCAGTCTTGACGCATTCTTTAACAATCCTACTGCAATAAATTCGTTGCTAAAGCGTTTAATTGATAAGGGCGTTATTGGCTTGAACGAGGTAGCCGGATTGCGTGAGGGTGAGGACAAGCTCTCGGCAGCTGGCAAGGACTTTGTGAAGAACCTGTTGCTTGGCAGCGTGTTCTCAGAAAATACTATCCGCATGATGGGTGCTGACGCCATGCTGAAAACCAAGGCTCTGAACGGTATCCGTGCTGTGACAGACAACATGAAACTTGGCGACTATGCTCTGATGAAAGAGATAGACAAGGCTGTACAGTTGCTGTACGAGGCACGTCAAGGCGGAAGCGGTGTGGATGCATACTTGCGAACTCCTGCTATGTTTGGCGAGAACGCTGCTGACAGATACGACCCTATCTCGCAGGCTATCGCTCTTGCTCTGGAGGGCAAGGTTGAGGACTTCCGCGAGCTGATGATGGCATATAACAGAAATGCTGCTCCTTATGCGGACGCTAATCAGACGGAAATGTTCGGCGAGAGACCTACGAATGAAGAGTTTATAAAGGAATTTTTGAAACTTAGAAACTGGGAAGACTATGAAACAAGACATTCAAGCAAAGAAGGAAATGGCGATGCTGGCAGCTCTGAGGGAACTGAACCGCAAGCGCGAGGAGGAAGCGAACCAACAGAAGAACAGCGAGAAGTAGACAAGGCCGTCAAGCGGATTGCCACGGAGATAACCAAGAAGACTGGTATTGAGGTGGTGACGGACGAGAAGGAGGCTGAGGAGGTGATCCGTGAGAGCGAGGAGACCGATTCGAACTTGAAGTATCACAAGGAGACTGACGAGGCTACGCTTGAAGAATTGGAGAATGGCGAGACCGTGAAGGTTTACCGTGCTATGCAGGTGATAGACGGCAAGCTCTATCCTCCTATGGCAGCAGCCGTTAACGGCAAGCGTGTGGAGGCTAACGAGCTTGGCACATGGATTCGTGCAGACGAGAACCCCGACCTTGCTATTCCCGATATTGACCCGAAGACCAAAGAACAGAAGGTAGACAAGAAGACGGGTGAACTGAAATGGAAGTTCAAGCTCGACAAGGGCGGTAAGGATGCGACTGGAAAGAAGGCTACGGACATTCCTGCTGCATACAATCCGTATTGGCACACATCACGCTCGCCGTTGAACGACCAGTTCAAGTCGGCTTGGATTCGCCCGAACATCGTTGTCGTGGAATGCGAGGTTCCGGTGAGCGAACTGAGCAGCGGTTATCGTGCGGAGAGAGCAAAGGATGCCGTGGGCGAAGTGGACTGGAAGAGTGGCGTTGTGAGTGGCGAGGTGTACAAGCAGACAGGACGCGCAAGAAAGGTTATCCTCTCTCGTTGGTGCAAGCCAGTAAGAGTATTGTCGGACGCTGAGGTAGCACAGAGAGCCAAGGAGTTTGTGGGCGACGCTAAGGTTGAGATACCCGAGAACGTGCTGACACCAAGACAGCGCATAGAGTTTGAGAAGGCAGGCTTCAAGATTGGCGCACCCGAAAAGGGCGTGAAGAAGTCGGACCAGATACTGGAAGCCCTTAAGAGAGGCTTGCAGATTGATAATGAAATCAAGGAGCATCGCAGCCGTTGGGCAGGTGGTGAAGTAGTCGGTATGAAACAATTACCCGATAAGCTACATACCGACCCAGATATGTTGTGGAATGAAATATCGCAGTATCATGGTGATTACATCACGCGTAAACTTGAAAAAGTCCCAGAAGATGGTACGGTAAAATTCTTCTCCGCCCATGATGGCAAATGGTACTTCTACAGTGTTGATAAGAATCATACTATAACTCTTTTTGACGCTGTGGAGGCATCAAGAGAGAATTATGAACTATTTAAAGACAAACTAAAGAAGTATGGATTTGACGGCACTACAAAGGCTGTTCGTGATGGTATGCAGGAGGCTGGATATACCGGACGAACAGACGGCGATAAGTTTGAGTCTTTTATCAGACCAGGAATTGAGAGAAGCAATGGACTGGGTGATGGAAAAGCTCAGGGCGGACGAAGAGCCGACCGACGTGGAATGGCTGGAGAAGATGACGGAACTCAACTTGAAGGCAATTCGGAGAAGCAGGGGGAAGTAAAGTATTTCCGCACTGCCAATGGTGAGGTGTACGGCTTTACTGACGGTGAGAAGATTTATCTTGACACAAGGAAGATGAAGCCTGAGACTCCCCTACATGAGTATGCGCACTTGTGGTGTGACATGCTGCGCAAGGTGAACCCCAAGGAGTGGGAGAATGTGAAGAAACTCTTCGATGAGGTGGAGGGTCTGAAGGATGAGGTGCAGAAGTTGTACCCCGAACTGGAAGGCGACGCCTTGTATGAGGAAATGATAACAACCTACTCGGGACGCGAGGGAACGAAGAAGCTTGAGGATGTGGTGAGAAAGCTTGCTGCGGAGGAAGGCAAGAGCGTGACTGAGAGCGCGAAGGCACAGGGATTCCTGAAAAAAGTAAAGGAGGCTCTGACAAAATATTGGAAGGGCGTGGCAGATGTGCTTGGTATTCACTTTACTACGGCTGAGGAAGTGGCAGACAAGGTGCTGGCAGACTGGGCAAAGGGAGTGGACCCGAGGGGAAGTAAAGAAGCCAATGGCGAGGGTGGCAATAAGCCTGACTATGCCTCTTTAGGCCTTTCTGAGCCTGTGGACAAGGGAGGTAATGAAACCTTGCAGGGCCTTACTGAGCCTAAGGGTGAGGAGGTTGCTATTCTTCCTAAGAAAGAAGAGAATACGCTTAATCCGATAGTGAAGGCTGCGGAGAACTACAAGAAAGACCATCCTTTGACTGAGGGTGAGATTAGAAGTAGCGATGTGGACGACATTGCTAAGGATATGGCGGTGGATTATCTGAATGGCGAGGTGACGGATGATTTGCATCGTGCCGTTTATGAGAGCATCTATGAAAAGGTGAAGGATGCGAAGATGAAAAACACCACTAAGCAAGCGGATGATAAAACAGAAGCTACCGAAGCTCCTAAGGTGGAAGCCTCAGCAAGCCCTATTGAGGGGATGAAGAACGCTGCCGAGAAGTTTGCTAAAGAGAAAGAGGCTGCAACAGAAGCTATGGGCGAAGAGAATAAGCCTCAGCAAAAGGCTGACGATGCAGCTGTGGAAGCGTCGAACAAGAAGGTTAACGACCTTTGGAACGACTTGCTGAAAGCAGGCAGAGAGGATTTGTCGGCATCGTTCATCGGACTTAATGCAAGACAGCTTGAAGTGTTGCCTAAGCTTGTGAGCGCAATGGCAGAGAACGCTTACCTAAGAATAAAGAGAGGTATGCACAATCTTGAAGACGTGGTGAAAGAAATGCGCAAGGAGTTTGCTCCAGCAGCCCAGGTGTTCAAGAAGGAAGACGTGGATGCCATCTATGAGCAGATGATGAACATTCGCTATCGCGACGGCGAGCAGCGCATGAGTTTGAAGGAATGGGCAGACTACTACGAGAAGAGTTCGCCTAAGCACAAGGAGGAGCTTGTGGGCGACTCTAAGACTGCCGAGGAAAGGAAGCAGGCTGAGAAGAAGTTTATAGATGCCGTGAAACTTCAACTGGCTTTCGGTCGCAAGATCAAGAGCATCATAGAACTGAGAAAGATTGCAGAGAGACATGGCTTGAAGGACATTAAGGATACAGACCTTCAGGAACTTGCAGAAGTTGCCATTGTGATGAAAGCAAGAGGTATCGCTTCTTCTGAATCAACCAACGATGCCGTGAAGTTTGAACGCATCAAGAAACTCTATGAGAACCAGCCGAGCCTCAACCAGCGTGACTCAGAGCGAGTGATGAAGCAGCAGTATTCTACACCTGCGCCTTACGCATTCCTTGCAGACATGTACGTGAAGGCAGGAATGGAAGTAAAGAGCGCATTGGAGCCAAGTGCCGGAAACGGAATGCTGACAATAGGGTTGCCAAAGGATGCGGTACATGTGAACGACATCGACGCACAGCGACTTGCCAACTTGCAGAGACAAGGCTTCAAGAACGTAACAAGCCAAGACGGAACACAGCCGTTTGCGGACAAGGACGTGGACGTGGTTGTGACAAACCCACCATTTGGAAGTGCCACACCAAGGGATTATGACGGTTATACTATCTCTTCATTGGAGGGACAGATGGCTATCAATGCCTTGGAGAGTATGAAAGACAACGGTCGTGCAGCCATCATCATCGGCGGCAAGACGGAATACGCCAAGAACGGAAGTCTGAATCCTAAGGATAAGGCTCTGCTTGGTTATCTCTACAGCCACTATAATGTGGAGGACGTGATAAACGTGGACGGAAGCCTGTACGCAAAGCAGGGCACAACATACCCGACACGCATTATATTGATTAACGGACGACGCTTTGACGAGAATGCCTATCCGCCAGTGAAGGACAAGGCAAGAGCGGAAGCCGTGAAGAGTTATGACGAACTTTATAAAAGAATAAACGATGATATACTACGAAGTGGAAGGATGGATTCTCCCGTCGGAAAAGGAGGAGAAGACGCTAACGCAAAGCCTAATAGACCGAGCGTTGCTGACGCTAATGAAGAGGGAGTACGAGCAGGAGGAAACGGAGGAGGCGAACAAAAACCTTCAGTTCGTACTGGAGGAGTACATGACAAGACTGCCGAACCAGTTTCCGACAATGTATTGGGGACAGAAGGAGGAACCAAGCCAGGTGAAAATGGAGGACTTCCTGACGGAGCTGCTGAAGCAAACGGAGCAGGGACAGAGCCTGCTTCAAGCAAGGAACCAACCACTGGAACCAACAAGCAGCGAGGAAATGAACCTGGAGGAAATGGACGACCTAACACTCAGCCAAATGCTGATGAGACTACCGACGCCGGGAACGGAGGGGGACCACGGGGACAACTACAGCGGGTGGACCAACCCGTACGTGAACTAAGTGCCGAAAAGGTGACTTATGCGCCAAGAAGTGAAAATCCGTTCACTCTTAAAGCCGTTATGCCAGCCGACCAACAAGAGTCAGTGAACAAGAACTTGGAAAAGTTGGGCGACGCAGACCAATTCTTGGTTGACGAACTGGGCTACAACGATAAAGCAGACCTATACGCACATCTTGCAGCAGAGCAAGTAGACTCGGTAGCTCTCGCTTTGCAACAGGCAAAGAAAGGCAATGCCTTTATCATCGGTGATATGACAGGTATCGGTAAGGGCAGACAGGCAGCATCGCTTATCAGATACGCCAAGAAACAAGGACAAGTGCCAGTATACTTCACAAAGACAGCAGGTTTGCTGAGTGATGTATATCGTGACTTGGTAGATATAGGAAGTAAAGAGCTAAGACCGTTTGTATTTGGAAGCGCAAAAGAAGCAGCCATTACAGACGCAGACGGAAACGTAGTATTTGCACTACCTTCGAAGAATGAAGTGAAGCGCGTGCTTGACTATATAGAAAAGAACGGAGAGCTGCCAAAGGAGTATGATTACGTTCTGACAACATACAGTCAAGTAAGCAACGGCGTATATGAGTTTGACGAGAATGGCAATCGTAAGGAAAGAAAATTAGCCAAAGGCAAGAAGTTTGGTGCAGCAGCAATCAGCGGACAAGCCCGACGTGACGCTATAGAAAAGCTCATGAAGAACGGCTATCTGATATTGGATGAGAGCCATACAGCAGGAGGAGACAGCGGTCAAGGCAACTACTTCCAGCACATCATTCAGAAGGCAAAGAACGTGACCTTCTTCTCTGCAACCTTCGCAAAGCGTCCCGACAACATGCCAATCTATGCTCTAAGAACGGCAATGAACCAGGGAGGACTGAAAGCATCCGACTTGATAGATGCCGTGAAGCGTGGAGGAGCCACACTACAGGAAATCATGAGTCAGGCTCTGACACAATGCGGACAGATGATACGTCGCGAGCGAGACATGACAGGCGTGACTATTGACTGGAAAGCCATTGACGCCCCCGAAGTTGTTGCCGAACAGCGCGAGCAGTATGACAGTATCATCGGTCTGTTTAACGACATCATCAACTTTCAAAGAACCTATGTAAGCGCATACGTAGACAGACGTAATGAAGAACTTGCAGAGGTGCAGTCGTCGATGGGCATAAAGCGTGGCACGGAAGCCTTGGGAATAAAGAACCAACCGTTTGCAAGCAAGGCATTCAATACTGTGCAGCAAGTGCTTCTCTCGCTTAAAGCAAAGTCGGCAGCAGAAAGAGCTATTGACTACTTGAAGCAAGGCATGAAGCCTGTGATAGCATTGAACAATACCAACGAGTCGCAGACGGGTAACCTTGCGCTTGGCGAAGAAATGGACGCACCGGACTTGGGCACATCACTCAAGAAAGGACTTGAAGGTACGCTTCGCTATACAAGCAAGAACGCTAAAGACGAAAGCGAAAGCGGATATATAAACCTATCAGACTTAGGCGCAGATGCCGTGGAGGCATACCATGCTCTTGAAGAAAAGATAACAAAGACAAGTACCGGACTATCGCTCTCGCCTATCGACGTTATCAAGAACGAACTGACGAAGGCAGGATATAAGGTAGGCGAGTTGACTGGCAGGCAGACAGAGTTTGTGTATAACGAGAACGGCACAGTAACGAAGGTGAAGCGTGCGGACACAGACAAGAAGAAACTTGCGAGAGAGTTTAACGACGGACAGATAGACGCGCTAATCCTGAACAAGAGTGCTGCAACTGGTATATCACTCCATGCTTCAAGCAAATATGCCGACCAGAGAAAACGTGTAATGATTGTTGCCCAGCAGCAGCTTGACGTGAACGACGAGGTGCAGATGCGTGGACGTATAGACAGAACTGGGCAGGTGGCAAGAGGCGCATACGAATACGTTGTGTCGCTTATCCCGGCAGAGCAGCGACTGTTGATGATGTTCAAGGCAAAGCTGAAATCATTGGACGCAAACACCACTTCCTCACAGAAGAGCAAGTTCAACGAAATGGAAGTAGCCGACATTACCAACAAGTACGGCGACAAGGTAGTGAAGGAATACATGGCTGAACACCTTGACTTGTATGCACGTATGGCAGACCCATTCGGATGGGAGAAGTCTTATGGAGCAGACTTATCGGCAGTAGACCCGCAGAAACTGGTAGCTTCTTCTGACGGTATGAGTAGTGAAGCAGGAGGCGACGCGAGCAAGTTGCTTGGCCGTATGGCTCTGCTGAAAGTGAAAGAGCAGGAGAAGATGTTGCAAGAGATAGGAGACCTTTATGCAGCCGAGATACAGCGTCTGAACGAAATGGGCGAAAACGACTTGGAGATAACCGAGTTGCCACTGAAAGCAAAGACCATAAACAAAGGCATTTGGAAGGAAGGTTCAGAGCCAGGCGGCAACAACGCTTTTGCCGACAACACCTATGTAGAGAAGGTGAACATGGCTGTGCTGAAAAAGCCTATGAAAGCCGAGGAGGTAAAGAAAGCTCAGGACGGACTCACGGGCGGCAAGAGTTGGGACGAGTACCGCACTGAGAAGATAGCTGCTACAAAAGAATACTTTGACAATAAGATAGCCGAAGCTACTCAGAAATACGAGGAGCGTGCCGTGAAGGCTGCAACAAAGGCAAAGGAGAAGTATATCAAGGAAGCAAAGAAGGGCCAGAAAGAAAATGGCATGAGCGACGAGCAGATTGAAAAGATGGCTGGCTATCAGTACGAAAGCATCTATAGCGACGAGAAGACAAAGCTTGACGAAGTGGTGAAGAACCTCAAAGCGAAGTATGGCGTGTTTGAGCGTGCGCTTGAAACCTTCAACACAGAAGACGCATTTGTGCTGCCAACAGATATGAACAATCCCGCTGAGGTGAGCGGATTCGGCAACAGCTATGGCAGACTGATAGACATAAAGATAACCGACAACTTCTCGACAAATGCCTCAACAATATCATTCGCCACCTTGGACGGTCGAAGAAAGATAACGTTCCCGATAAATGGGAAAGTAGGACTCGGAAGCGACAAGGCAGACGTTATAGGTATTATTGACAGATTGACAAGACAGGCATCCGCGATGGGTGACAAGCATCTGCGTGTGCTGAGTATGGACGCCTCCAACTGGGACAAGCTGACAAGCAACGAGAGCCGTAAGGACGGATATATCATTACCGGAAACCTGCTGCAAGCTTTGATTGACACTAAGGAGCAAGGCTTGGGCGGTCAGTTGGTTAAGTACACAACAGACACGGGCGAGGTGAAGACTGGCATTTTGATGCCTGAGAAATTTGAGCCGAACGGTCTTGCCAACGAGAAGCCTATAAATAGCGTAGCAGAAAAATTTGAATTGCCATCTAACAAGGGTGGCATAACAGAGATTACTTCTTCGGACGAAGACGTGAAGATAGCGCAAGGTTTCGACTACATGAAAATGGCACGAAACTATACCATTCGTGTCCCGAAGAGCAACAAGAAGGGAGGCAAGTATTTCCTGGATAAAGAGCTACTGAAAATGGTAGATGGCGGTAACTTTGAGACAAGAGGAAACACTATGCTTGCTGAGATAAAGGCAGACAAGCTAAAGGATGTACTTGACAGACTTTCGGAACTTGGCGTAAAGGTAAGGGAAGAAAGCGGGGTGCATTATCGTACTGAGCATGGTGACGCCTCGCTGGGCCTTTCTAAGCCTTTGGAAGGCAGGATTGCTGAGACTGTGGAGAAAGTATCGAAGCAGACTGGTGGTAAGGTGAAGATGGTGAACTCGGTTGAGGAGATTGGCAACGGACAGGTGCGCCGTGACATTGAGAACGGCAAGCAGGTGACTGGCTGGTATGACGAGAATACAGGCGAGGTGCATCTGTATATGCCGAATATCCACGACTCGTATACTGCGGAAAAAACCGTTTGGCACGAGACCGTGGGACATGAGGGCATGAGAGGATTGCTCGGAGACAAGTTCAAGGACTATATGAGAGGTCTTTGGATGGACTTAGACAATCCTGTGAATGCTGAGCTTAGAGCCTACGTAAAGGAGCGGATGGGCAAGGACGCTATGGGTTTCTATGACGCTATAGAGGAGTTCATAGCCGAGAGCGCCGAGAAGGGCAAGGGCGAACCCGGGTTCTGGAACTACATCAAGAACAAGGTGACAGATGCCTTGCACGAGATAGGCTACAGAATATCGCCTAACGTGAAGGACGTGAAGTATATGCTGTGGCTGGCGAAGAACGTTCAGAAGAAAAGCAACGACCCCTGGTGGAAGATGAGGGCAGATGCCGTGAAGTGGAAGATAGAGCACGAGAATGTGGAGTACACGAAAATCCATGGTGGCGAGTTCTACGAGAACGACGGCAAGAACCATGACTTCGAGGATATGACCAAAGAAGAATGGGATGAGGCTACGGACGGACAGATACACTACCGTACTGCTCCGAGTGCTGCCACTGCTCTTGACAGATACCATTCTATGCTGAACGCTCACGGCTATATGGCTACAGAGGCGTTTATGGACAACATGCTTTCGCTTGAGAAACTGATGAAGGCTGTAGACCCCTCAATCAAGAAGATAGAGGACGTGAAGAGTTCGATGAACCCTTATGTTCTGCAGAACACCATGCAGGGTGCTATGAGCGACAAGATGACTCTATTTGAACACCAGGTGATGAAACCGCTGGACAAGGCTATGAGCGACGTGCTGGACAGCTTTGCAGGCAAGAACACCGAGGAGAAGATAAGGGAGTGTAACCTGTACATGATTGGCAAGCACGGACTGGAGCGAAACCGTGTGCTGTTCGTGAGAGACTGGTTCAGAAAAATGGAAAAGACAGAAGATGTAGACGATGCTGGTCTTGACAATCTGGATAAGATTTGGAAGGGCGAGAGAAGCGACCTTAGAAGAAAACTTGACTCGGGACAGATAGACCTAAGAGAGTATTACCGTCAGATGGACGAATGGATTGTGCAGAACATCGACAAGGACTTCAAGGCAGAGGAACATGACTATTCGGGTATGCACGGTCTGCAAGAGATTGACGATTTGAAGAGTCCTTATGACGATGCTGGTGCTATAGACTCCGTGATGAGTCAGGAGGCGAAGATGGAGAACCAGAAGAAGGGTTCGGTGGATAATCTTTGGAACAGAATAAAGGATGCCACGAACTACTCTATCAATTCGGACTATGAGAACGGACTGATGAGCGAAGAACTTCGAGACCGTGTGGCCAGTATGTTTGACTGGTATGTGCCTTTGAGAAAGTTTGACGAGGCTACCGCTGAGGATGTATACGGATATATAAGCGGTGATAACGGCAAGGGCTTTATCGGTGAAACGCTGATGAACGCCAAGGGCAGAAAGAGTCTGAGCGACGTGAACGTGCTTGCACAGATAGGTGCTATGGCTAACCGTGCAATAAGGAACGGCGGGCAGAATGCTGTGAAGCAAGCCTTTGCCCGATTCGTGAGAAACAGCGGAATGCAGAACCTTGTGAAGGAGACAAAGGTATGGGTAGAGAAAACTGGCACGGACACGAACGGCAATGACATCTGGGAGGAGGCTTATCCTCAGATTCCCGACAATGCGAACGCTCATGATGTTGCAACCATTGTGGATGCCTTTGAAACAGACATGAAGACGAAGCAGGCTAAAGGTGAGGCAAAGACTCTTAGCAACAGCACGGACATAGGATTCAAGTTTGCACGAGCCAAGAACAAGAGCGAGCATTTCGTGGACGTGAAGATAGCCGGACGTACACACAGATTCGTAGTGCTGGGCAATCCTCGTGCAGCACAGGCTCTGAACGGTATGCTGGAGAACAGTTCGCCGAAAAGCGCACTGCTGAAAGGGTTGAAGAGCACTACACGCTTCATGGCTCAGATGGCCACCTCGTACTCACCGGAGTTCGTGATGCGTAACATCATACGTGACGCTGAGTTTGCATCGAGCAACGTAACGGCAAAGGAGGGCGTGAGATACGGCTTGAAGTGGGCGAGATATTATGCAGAGCTAAACCCTCTGAACATATTCTACAACGAAGGTGCAGGCGCATTGAAGAACTTGAAGTGGAAGGACATGAAGGAAGGCGTGGGCATAGGTCTGTACGCACGATACAGAGAGGGTACGCTGGGCGACTCGAAGATGGAGCGCTACTTCAAGGAGTTTATGCAGAACGGCGGTGAGACAGGCTGGGTGCAGGTGAAGACGATGCAAGAGTGGGAAAAGGAATACAAGCGCGACGTGAGCCGTGAGCGCAGCAATGTGTCGAAGGCAGGCAAGATGCTTCGTGACGTCCTCGTAGGTAACGTTGAGAACCTGAACGAGATGGCAGAGAACATGGCGAGATTTGCGACCTTCTGCACGTCAAGAGACCTCGGACGCTCGGCTGTGAGAAGCGCCTACGATGCCAAGCAGGTGTCGACGAACTTCAACCGTCACGGCTCGGGCGACGCAATAAAGACGTTCAAGAACGGAGAGATGGGAGCAGGAAAGGAAATGCGCAGAAATGTGTATGGCTTTATAGCGAGCTATCTGAGAAACTACTCGATGTTCTTCAACGCTGGCGTGCAGAGTACGCACTTGCTTATGAATAACGTGAAGAAGGCACCTGTGGGTACTATCGCCTCAATGATGGCTATGCCTTTCGGGCTGGGCATACTGGCTGCTGCCGTGAATAACGCCATGATTGCGAACGAGGACGAGAAGGAGCGCAAGGGCGTGCAAGACCCATACGGCGAGCTACCCGAATACATAAGGAGAAACAACCTGTGTATATATAAAGGTGGCGGTAAGTTCGTGACCATTCCGCTTGCCATTGAGCTGAGGGCGTTCTACGGACTTGGCGATATTGCAGCGGGTATGACTACAGCAAAGAACGTGAAGAGCACGAGAAATGTAGCAATGGACGCTGTGGGCTGTATGTCGCAGCTGCTGCCAGTAGTGGACTTCACGAACACATCGGCCTTTGATAAGGAACCAGGAAAGGAGACCTTAAAGGGTGTGCTGCCTACTGCTGCTGCTCCATTTGTGGAATGGTGGCTTAACAGCGACTGGAAGGGTGCTCCGATACGCAGAGAAGGTGACTACACGGAGAACCGTCCTGCATGGATGAATGCCTACAGCGGAACTCCCGAGAAGCTCATGGACTTGAACAAGTGGGTGAATGCCAGGACTAACGACGTGGCTCCCGGCAACGAAAACATGAGAGGCAACAGTCTGCTTGACGAGGCTACTGACCCTGCAATGCTGAACCACATCATAGGAACGATTGGCGGTGGCGCTGCCACATTCATGACCCGTGGAACGGGACTGGTACTGAAGTATGCTGACGGTCGGGAACAGGAGATTGAGACCAAGGACATACCATTCTTGCGTTCGCTGATGTACACTCCTTCGGAACAGACGAGCATGGCGAGAACGAAAGCGAAGTGGTATAGCTATAAGGAAAGCATGGAGAAGAACATGAGCAACTACTCGATGCTGAAGAACAAGAACGTTCCGCTGACGGAGAGAATACGTAATGCTGCCGACAGACACAGATTTGAGCAGGGGACTGACTATGCGAGAATCCGTATCATTAAAGATGCCGAGAAGCAGATGAAGCGCTGGAACAAGATGAAGCGTCTGAACGCTGACGACAAGAAGCAGGTGGACTTTGCCAACAAGAACATCGAAATGATAATGCAGAAGGCTGTGGAGCAGATGGATAAGGTTAGTGAGGAGTAAGGGCTGAGGGGCTGGTGAGGGCTTGGTAATGAGCCTTGCTGAGCCTTTCTGGGCCGACTAAGCCTTTGGTGATGACGGGGATATTTTATGCCTTACTGAGCTTTTCTGAGCCTTTGGTGATGGGGAGGTAATTATTAATTATTGTTTATTTTGATACGCAAACTTGGTTATGTGGCTAAGTTTGCGTATTTTTGTATCAGAAAACCATAACCCTATGACCAAACAAAATTATGATATAACCCGTATGCAACGTGAAGACTTGGCAAAAGCCTATCGCGATGTGTATCCGAAATGCTGGAGCCAGCAGGAGGTATGGGACAAGATAGCGAAGCATCCTGCTCCACGGTATTATGTCACGGCTAAGGAGGCTTATGAGAAGCTGAGAAGAATGGTTGTGGGTGACTTCTCGATAGTGAACGCATTGGGCAGCAACAAGCAGAGACTGTACTACTCGCTGTTTGAGCGGATGCAGGAACTGACCCAGAGAAAGGAGTATATAGGCAAATCGCTATGGTTTTTATGCCCTATTATAGTATCTCAGCCAGCGCCGGAGTTCTTTATGGCTCCCCGCACGATTAAGGACACGTTTGTCAAATGCAGACTATATGGTAAGGATTTCAGACATGGTGAAGTGTATGGAAGTGGACGTAAGAGCAAAGCTGTTGCTGACGGCTCTAAGCGTCGTGTTGCTGATAATAGGCAATGACTTAAAGGGTTTCAGCGCACACAGCGGACTGCTACCCCATTTCACCTATAGTTTTCTGCATGCGAACGTGTGGCACATGGCTGCAAACCTGTTTGTGCTATGGAGCGTAAGACAACGTATGAACGTAACTGTAGGCTATGTGATAGCCGTCGCAGCAAGCTGGATGCCTATGTGGGCAGACAAACCGACCGTAGGAATGTCGGGTATGCTGTTTGCGATGTTCGGGATTATGTGGGGCAAGACGGGAAAATGGAAGGAATACTTGAAGGCAGGAATGCCTGTAATATTGATAATGATGCTTATACCAAATGTGAACGGATTGTTACATTTGTACTGCTACATATTAGGTTTTGTGTTTTCGTTTTTAAGATTTAAGGTTTATTAGGTTATTGATTAAAAAGACAAGTAGTTTTTATATTGGTATGGGGGTGTTGGAGCCGTGAGGCGCTGGCACCCTTTTTTTTTGATAATGGGTAATGAGCCTTGCTGAGCCTTACTAAGCCTTTCTAAGCCTTTGCTGGGGATGGGGCTATGGGCCTTACTGAATTTTTGGAGAATTGGTTGTTATCTTCTCTTGTTGGCGAACCGTGGGGCAAAGTCTATTACTGTGCCGGCAAATGTGTCGGATGCCGAGATATTGGAGAGTGTGTAGCTGAAGCGGTAGTACTTCCATGGCTTGCCGTGCAGAGAGTGTAGTTCGACCCAATTACGGCAATCGTTGGAGGCGTAGACCCGCAGCTTGAGTGTGCCGTCGGCGGAGTTGAACAGATGGACTATCTGATGGATGGTCTTGAGCTGTATGGACGAGCCGAGTTTGAGGGGACGTGTGGTGAACGTACCGGAATACGTCTGAGTGTCGGCTTGGGCAACAGGTATCTTGCTGAAGGAATAGACGTTGTTGTCGGCATCCTGTAGGAGGGTGTCGGGATAGTTGGAGACCGCTCGCTGTATGCGCTTAGAGCCAAGGGATATGGTGGCGAAGGTTCCGTCAAGAAGATTATAGACGTATGCGTAGTCGTAGCTGACGTTGTAGATGAACAGCAGCGAGTCGCGATAGTCGTAGGCAAGGAATGCCTTGCGCACGAAGGTAAGGAAGCTGTCGGTAGCGTCAGAGTACGGCGGATTGGCTCCCGAGAGTTGAGGACTGACGCAACGTACTGTGCCGCCAGATACAGCCATGAGTCCCTTGTCGGAGGTGAAGTAGACGACATTGCCCGTGGGTGTTATTGACTCGGGATTGTTGCAGACTTCGCGCGAAATGGGATAGGACGCTGAGTAGAGTCCTTCGGAGTTGACGGAAAGTCCGTAGATGCCTTCAGTGGTGAAGACGATGAGCGGATATTGTCCGAACTGTCCCTGTGATATAGGCTCGGTGTTGGCAGCGATACCAAGGATAGAGCCAGTGCCTACGGTGTTGTCGCCCGATGCCTGGAAGACGAAGGGGTTGTTGACAACGGAGGTGAAGATTTGGGAGTCGAGGAGTTCGTAGGGGGAGGTGTAACTTGTAGTATCAACTTGTTCGTTAAACACTGTCTTCTTACCACAAGGAAGTTCGGAAAACGCATAAGCTCCATGCAGTCTGGGATGTTGTTGTAACGGAATTCTCTTGAAAAGGCCTCCATTTTCTTTTATTACAAACTCCGTAGCGTTTGGATCTGGATAATAGAACCAACTTCCGCTATCTGTGTGTGATGAAACAATAAAATTTGTTCCAATCCAAGTGTCCATTTTATCGGAAACGATATGAACATATTGAGTGCTGGTTTCTCCGTAATTCACCGCCATGCTAAAACTAAAGTCAATCCGTTTTACAGGAAAGCGTTTGACACCAATCAGATTAATACGGTTGTTGTACGTAATACATTTGGCAGCACTAAGCTTGCACCACCCATAATAATCATCATTAAGGAGTTGTTCCTGTTGTGCAAGATTTAAAAGCAACCCTTGATTGATACGTATCTTATCACCGGAAGACCCAGATGCCGTTGTGTGCCATTCGTCGTCAAACTCAGTTAAAGGAATTGTAAACAATTTGTAAAACTGCGTACGCGTTAACAATTCATCGATTATATCATTATCATCACGATATGTCGGCTGAATCTGCTGTTTTGCAATATATCTACCTCCATCCTTGCCATTCCAATTTTGTGTTGAGGTGTCGTCATTATAGTTGAAAAGTTTCTCTTTATACGTAAGAAACGCTTTGTTAAAAAGAGGTCTTTTGTTAGTATCGTTAGCTTCAACTATTTTCCAACCTCTATCAATATGGAAAGACAGTACCGGTTCGGTAGCAAAGACTGTAATACCTTTGATTATATCCGACCAATTTTTCAATTTGTTTTGAGCGCCTAATCCAAATTTATATTTCAATTCGGCAAATTCGATAAAATAGAATTCGCTTGTTCCGTATGTGCTTCCACTTGTGGAATATGAAAAAACCTTATTTGTGGAATCCCAAACATAATGGCACATGTGGAAATTCCGATTAACTGATGGGTAACAAATTATAGGAGGAGATATTCTTGTATATGAGCCATCGTATAACTTGTATGCGTATCGCAAGAAAAACGGGAAAGCAAAAACACCTTTTTCTTTAACCCAATTAATCGCTTGTGCGACATGTCCCTGTATGGTATCTTGGAAATCACTTTCTTTCGAGGAATCTATTATTTTATAACGATGATATACAGACGTTGTTTTATACCCGCTTGGAGCAGAGCCTCCAGCAGACATAAATTCGTGTTTTGCTCCATAGTAGGCTTTTTCGTCAGACAGTTGGCTGACACAATTGCCGTAATTACATGGAGTACGCGAAGATTGTTCGAATTTCATATCAAACGTTATGTTTTTAAAATCAAAATCTATTTCAGCCAAAGGTATGTTATTACCGAGACCAATGTACTTTCCCCCCTTATATAATATATAATATATGCCTTCATCGGTGGCTACGACGAGGGTGTTGCCAACTGATGAAATATCGGATACTGTACCTACGGAGAACTTATCTTCGTTTTTGCTGATAGAACCATTCTCGGTGTCGAGCGCTCCCCAATAAAGGTTGGTGCCATCGTATGTGATGGCGTTGGTGTAGTCGGCTCCTTTGTGGATATAGAGCAACTTATGGTCGGTTTGTCCGAAGGTTGCTGCCTGTCGGAGCGGTTGTATCTCGCCATTGCGGAAGATAAGGTCGCATGAGGCGGAAAGTTCGGTGTCGTCGGACAGGAGGTCGGACGGCGATGTTGTGATGCCTTTGTTGAAAGATAGTGACTTTTGCATAGTGAGAGTGATTTTAAAATTTAATGAGCCTTACTGGGCCGACTGGGCCTTTCTAAGCCGTGGGGATTTAATGGACCTTACTAAGCCGACTGGGCATTTCTGAGCCTTTGATTATGGGGTGAGCCTTTGATGTTTTTTTATTCTTAGATGGAGGCTTCGGTGCGTACTCCGTCGGAGTGATGCTTGAGGCCTTCGTCGGTGCGCCAGCGTGGAAGTTCCATTTCGTTGGTGGAGACGTAGAGGGCGATGGCGGTGGACATGAGTACGTCGTCGTGATTGCCCGAGCCTTCGATGTTGCCAAGCGAGCCATCCTCCTTGCGCTCGTAGATGCGCAGCTCGTGATACATTTCGGTGTCTGGTTCGTGCCAGAGTCGGTCGTCGACGAAGGCTTCAAGGTTGTCGATAAGCCAACCCTTCGTAATCTTATTGGTCTGAAAGCCGTACTTGGCGAGGACGTTGCCGGTAGTATCTTCGGGAGAGGAACGGCGCTGGTAGAGATTGGGATAGTAGTCGGCAATCTCGTTGATGATAGAGCCGAAGTGGTCGCCCTCGGTATTATTGTTCTTCTCACGGTCGGCGGTATTGGACTCAATGACAAGGAGAGCATCGTCGTAGTAGTGAGCGAGAGCAGCAGCCTTCCATGCGAGCACGTCGTGACGGCAGTGCCCACGATAGCGAGCCACGACACGAGGCTTGTCCTTGACAGAAGGCATCATGCCCATACGGTCGAGGACAGTCATAACGGTGTAGTCGGAAGTAGAGGACTTGCCACCGATGTCGACGCTGACAACGTAGCGGTCGGAAACACGCAGAATCTGATTGTTGGGCAGGCTCCAAATTTTAAGTTCGCCCTCGCCATCGTCGCGTATGGTAATCTTGGAGTTGCGTATGGTGTCGTAAGACTTCTTGCCAGAGGTGACGATGTCGGCAAGGAACTTGGGCTTCTTGACTTCGCCATGACGGAGGTCGTCGATAGAATAAGGATTGAAGACAAGGTTGCCGGAATTGCGGAAAGCCTCCTCCTCGTCGATAGGAGCCTCAGTAGCACAGAAGGCGTGCGTCTTGAACTTGTTGCGGAAGTTGCGATACCAGTTGATAGCCTGGAAACAAGCTCCCTTTTCCCACATACGCCAAAAGAACTTGCCCGTTTCGCGAAATCCCTTAGGGCAGGTGGAGCGGTCTTTGTTGCGCAGCAGCCATTCGGCAAAAGCACGTGTATCCTCAACGGGCTCCATATCGTTCTCGATGATGAAGCAAGGAATGAAGATGAAGGCATAGGCATCGTTGTTGGACGGATCCATGGCAAGCTGGCAGCGGTCGTAGAAGAATCCGGAAGCGCCACGGCCTGTAGACTCGAAGACCTCGATGTTGTCCTCAATATTATGTATACCGCCAGAGATAGACGAGATAACGCCTTCGGGGTCGTGCTCGGGAGTCTTCTTCCAATAGGCAACCTCGGAATAGTGGGCGCAGTGGAAGTTGTTGCCACGGACGGCATCGAAGTTGTCGAAGGAGGCAACGGTAAGCGTAGAGCGGCGCAGAGCCTTATTGCCGTCGGTGACGATGAAGTCGTCGGGTGAGTTTTCGTAGGGCGAGAGCATGAGCTGTGTGCCCGGGTATCCGATAGTCCAACCCTTCTGCCGTTCGACAGCCTTGCGGTACATAGCCTTAATCTTCTTTGATGTGGACTTGACCTGCGAGAGGACAATGGCGTTCCATCCGTCGTGACGGAAGTCCTGCATCCACTTGATGTAGAGCTGCGTGAGCGTAGAGCCGCCCCACTGACGAGCCTTAAGGATAACGACACGTATGGCTTTCTTCTCGTGGCGCAGCTTCTCGAAGAGTGCGATGAGCCGTCGCTGTGGGTAGTTAAGGCGGAAGGGAATCATATCGCCCGTGTTCTTGTCCTCAATCTTATCAGTACAGAAAAGGGCGAACTCGGGGTCTTCACGGAAACGTACCTTGAAAATCTCAAATGTGAGTAGGGCGCGTAGCTTCTGCGTGTCGGGCGAGTCTTCGTCGTAGTCCTTGCGGAGGACATAGATAAGAACGTCCTTCAATGTGCCGTAGTGCTGTAGGTTCTTGTAAAGGAGGGTGCGCATACACTCCTTGGGAACGTACATCTTGGGTATGATAAAGTCGGGTATTTCGAGACAGACACGTGACTCGAAATCGTAGCAGCCGAGACCTGTCCACGGGTCGTAAGGCCCGTAGATTTCATTGTAGCGAGATAGGTTTTCGGCTACCAAAGCGTCTATGTTATGGTCGGTAATGAGCATTTTCTAATTATTTAATGGGCCTTACTGAGCCTTTTTGGGGCCTTTCTGAGCCTTTGGGTGAACTGGGTGACAAGCCTTTCTGGGCCTTTTTGAGCCGACTAAGCCGTTGGTGATATTTTGGGGTGAGGGCTAATTATTGATTAAAGTCCTTCGTACTCCTTTAGTTCTTCGAAGTCGGCATCTTCGATGCGTGGGACGGGGTTGGCACCAATGGCAAGAGGGTCGTCGGTCTTGGTAGTGGATAGTGCCTGGAGTTCCTGAAAATCCTTGTTGATGCCCACGGAGACGTTGAGCTGGGACTGCTTGGGGACAACGTGCTTCTGCATGTCGTGATAGAGAAGCAGCCATGCCTTTGGGTCGTGCTCGGCAAGTTCGGAGAACAGCTCTTCGAACTTCTCCTGATTGGTAGAGAGGAGGTCGCGTATGAACTCCTTTTGCGCCTTGCGCCCGGCAGGAAGAAGCTTCTTGCGTCGCTCGGATATGAGAGGAATGTCGTCGAGAGTCTTTTGCATAGTGAATTGTTTTTTATTTGATGGGCCTTACTGGGCCTTTCTAAGCCGACTGAGCCATTTATTGAGAAAGGAGGCTTTGTATTATGAGCCTTACTGGGCCGACTAAGCCTTTCTAAGTCGTGGGGTGATATTTTTTGGTGCAATCGCTTTAGAATGGCTTCAGATGCTTATGGACTGTGCCGGGTATGACTCGGCAGGAGAGGGCTCGTATGTTGGTAATGCCTTCTTCGAGAGATTGCTTGCGGTCGATAGTGCGAGGGTCGCGTGAGGAGAGCGTGATGGAGAGATACTCGTATAGAGTGCCGTCAACGACGTACTGATGAATAGCCTTGACAAGGGAGTCGTAGACGGTGGCATCCCAATAGTCGGGCATAAGAAGAGAAATCTCCCGCTCGTCCCACTCCTTAAGGTCGTTGAGACGGGTGACACCTTCGGGCTTGAGAACGAAAGCGGAAAGGCAATGCTCAACATTGGCTATGTACTTGTCGAACCAACGGAAGAACATGGGGCGATAGGTGTCGGACTCGGAAGTGACAATGTCGGGGGCTGCCTGGTCGGGACGTGAAGCACGCTGTATAAGCCCCGTGACAGCATCGACATCGTAGAAGAGCTGGTCGGCCTGCACGAAAATATGCTTGACTGTGTGCCCATAAGCACGATGGGGCGGTTGAGGCGCAAGTGGATTGGGGACGGGATGCCATCCCCTTTCACGAGAAGCCATGTGCGGATGAAGTTCGGAAAAATCGTGATTCATATAATCCTCCATTTAATTCTTGGTTACAATAGCTGTAAACTCGGTGTACACATCGTCGGAGTGGCGAGAGAACAGCCGGACTTTAGCTATTCCAGTGTTCAGCGGTACGAGCACAAATGTCTTTGGCAATATATGCCGGTCAACTCGCAATATACTCGGGTCGTAAGAACGTGCCTCGATGTCGTCGACAGCACCGCCATTAAGGCTGTAGGAAACCGTTGCTTTTTCGTCAATGGAAATTGTAACTTCGCCTCCGTTGTCGGAACCGTCGACCTTGGCAGTGATAGAGGTGGGGAACCTGACTATGGGGACACTGGGAGCAGAAAGGATGAAGCACTTGCGTATGTCAGCCTCGTCTTTCAGAAGTGCTGCCTGGTAGGGTTCAGCCTGCTTGGCGTTGGTGGTCTTTATCCACCATTGCATCGTAACGTAATCCTCGGTATACTTGGCGCTCAGCCGGGCCAACGCATCTGTTAGCGAACCGTTGAATCTTTTCGACACCGACAGCGTGAACTCTACAATGTCGTCCGTTTTCTCATTGTAGTATATCGCATTGTCGCCTATAGTCTGGGACGTTGGCACGAGGTAGTCGGCGAATATCGTTTTTAGCATTTCCAATGCCGCATGAAAATCCGAAGTGAACACTCGCTCATGCAATGCTTCATCGCCTCCCGTCTCGCTTGCCACAAGAGCATTGTTCGCACCTTGCGCAAGCCTGTCCATCTGTCCCTTTAGGTAGGTGGTTGACTGGAATGCCTCACGTATAAGCGACTTTATGATTTGAAATTTAATTATCATAGCCAATACTTTTTTGTTAGTGATACATTAGTTTCCGGTGAAGTCCGACCCATCATCATTGCACATCTTTCCCGTCACCGAAGAGTAATCTGCGGTTGCTTGCAAAGGAGAGGAAATAGTGAATGATTTGCGTATGCGGTCTTCCAAGTCTTTCATCATGACTGCATGGGGTTCTGCTTGTGCTTGCATTCCTGCTGACAGCCACCATTGGTATGTCATGTATTCTTCCACATACTGTTGTGAGTAGTTTGCAATGGCATCGGTAAGCGCACCGTTGAAACGTCGCGGGATAACAATTGTTACACCTGCTGAACCGTTACTTTGGTCGTATGTTGCCGATATACAATTGTTGCCTACCGACAGGTGGTCTGGAATAAAGAAATCTACATAGACCGTCTTCAACCGTTCCACACCTCGCACGAAATCCTTACCCAACTTTCTTTCATGCACGGATATGTCACCAGCTGTCTCGTTGTATCTTAGCTTGTCTGCCCCTTGCTGTGTGGCTGAGTCTATAGACCCCTTGATGTAGGTGTCGCTCTTTACTGCCTCTATTGCGAGGGGTTTGGATATGGTGAATGTTATCTTCATAATTAGGTGGTTTTATTGTCTTTGTTATATCCGTCTGTCTTCTCATTGTCTTCTATTGTCACAGTACCGCTTACATTGTATACTGTGACTGACGTTCCAGGCGGTTTCTTCACAAATGCCATTTTTACAAGCGAAGCAAGAAGCAGCTGCGCGTCCGATGTATACTTTGGAGCAATGTCTGGCACGGACATATTAAGTACTGATTGCACTACATTTGCCACTATATACATTTTTATATTATCTGCAAAAGCCGATGGCAAAGCGTCTCCCCAACGTGATTTCTCAATGTCAAAGGTTAGCTTTGTGTTGTCGCTTCCGTAAGCGGTTACTATTGGCGACAGTTCCCCAACTATCACTTGGGCTGCTCCCACGATAAGCGTCGGCATTACGCCTACCTCTATCTCCGACAGTGTTGTTGTGGCGAACAATGTCCCTCCCGTTGGCGATTTATGGTGCTTTCCAATGATGGAGAGCTGCTGCCGCGCCAATGACGTTATTTTCGAATTTTCAATACTTATCTCTGCCATGTTTTCCTTTTATATTTTTATTCAATACAAAATGTTTTATTGCATCAAATACCCCTGCGCTCTCTCTACCGCCTCTTGGTCCGCCCCCGGCACAACTCCGTTCTGTGGTGCTTGCTGTCCCATTTCCGCCTGCTGCGCTTCAAGCTCTGCCTGCTGACTCTGAACGTCCTGCAGCAGCTTGTCTGCAAACGGCTCATTCAGGTTCTGTAGATACTGTATGATGTTGATGGCTCCCTTGTCAAACAACATGTCAAGCTTGTCGTTTACGTTGTTCTGATAGGTGGCTGTAGCAGCAGCGTTCTTGATAGAAATCTTGAACATTATGTCTCTTGCGCCCAGTCTGTCATACTCTATCGGGTATGTGCTATCGCTATTGAAGATGGGTCGGCCGTCTTCATAGTATTGTTTTATCGTCATGCACTTCTTCTGTGCAATGTTCTCCGTAAACGATTCCATGTCTTTCAGTATCGAGTAGAGCGAGGTTGAGGCATTCTGCGACTCTTGTGCGTATCTCGATGCCGATGTTCCCGCCGTTGGTGTCTTGCCTTGCAACGCTCCTGACACATTCGACACTTCGCGCATCAGGTTCAGCTCCATCTGCAACAGATCGTTTGTTCCAAGATTCACGGCGTTCGACGTGATAATGTCTGGCCTTGAGTTTGGTAGCGTTGCCTTTGGCGTGTAGAATATCATTCCGTCATACTCCGTCGCTTGCTCGGCAAACTCGTCTGGTGTCATTCCGTCCAACACCTGTGTAGGGATAAGCCATACACCCTTGGCCGACGAGCGTATTGCCATGTCGTTCATGATTATCAAGCGGTTTATATACCTCTGTTGGTCTATCACGTTTGCCATGAACGGATGTATCTCTCCGTTGATGTACGGATAGAGCTTTATCGTGAATGGATGCGACTTAAAATCGTATGGCGTCTCTCCGCTGCATAGCACGGTTCCGTCTGGTGCCATAAACGTGTAGTACCAATACTTGTCTGCCACTTTCTTTGCCGTGATATAGGCTCTGTCTTCTGGCGGTACTCCCATCAGGTCATACTGCTCCTTTCTCTCCACATTCTTTGCGTTCAACTCTGCTATCAACACTTTGTCGTCACATTCTATGCGGAAGTAAGCATCACTTTCGTTTTTCGCTATCGGGTCGTAGCATTGGTATCTGTATTTCGTTTCCGTCGTCCACGCTTCTATTACTCTTACGTATCGTCCGCGCTTCGACGGTATATCAAATGATATGTTCGACAGGTCGTTTGTGTCGTTGTGCATAGTTCCTTCCGTCTGACTGTCGTCTGGGTCTATGTCGAATATTCTGTTCAGGTCGTCTATGCTCAGTCCGTACTCGTCTTTCGCAAATTTCTTGTACAGGTCGTTTATAGACTCGTCATGCAGCACGCCTATCAGCGACAGGTCAAGGTGTCTTGGGTCTGATCCTCCTTCCCAAAACACATAGTTCGGCTCTATGTAGTCTGTCCACGAGTCTTCTATCTCCTGTGTTCTGTCTTCGTATGTCTCTCGACACACCATTACTCCTCCTACAAGGTAGTCTTCAAGCGCGTGCTTCAACAATATCTCCATCTGTGTGCTTTGCCAGTTGCATTGCATCGTGGCAGACATCATGTCGGAGAGGGATTGTGAGGAGCGTGTGCGTGCGAAGCATACAGGCTCGGTGCCCTGCTTGGCATAGAGTCCGACGATGGTATTGAGGATGGAGACCATGACATTGTTGGAGAGAGGGACAGAGCCTTTCTTCTTGAGATATTCACGCTCGGTATAGTCGTAATAGAACCCGTTCTTGTAGACCCTTACGGTGTCGCCCCATTGGTCGCCGTAGCAGTATCTCTTGGCTCTGTCTCTAACCATGCGCACCTCCTCCAGGTTGTTCCAGGCCTGCCAACATCGCTGCAGCAGCTCATAGTCTGCCTTCTTGCCCGACTGTCTCTCCTTACGTCTCCGTACGGTGTCGAACGTCTTGCCCGAGGACGGCATAACACGTGATAATGTGGGTATATTCTTCTGCATATTCTGTATGTAATAACATTGTGTATCAGCGCAAAAATACGTGAAAAACAAGCCCTAAATGCCGTGTTTCGTCCTACAGACGAAAGACGGAAAAACAGTGATAAAAAACTAAGATATTTGCGGTTTAGAAAGTCAAATCTAAATTTTACAGAAAGAAAAATGGACGAAGAAAACAAAAACAAGAATGACGTTGCACCCGGACAGGATGCGATGGCACCTCCTGTGGAGGAACGTCCGAACCGCAAGGCCTTTGCAGAGCGCTTCGGCAAGCGTCACAAGGACATTGACTTTGAGGACAAAGAAGCCCGCTACGGCGCGATGAACGAGGATGCAGACGCCTTGTCGGCATACGAGGAGGACGGACGTGCGCTGAGCGAAATGTTTGACAACAACCGCTGGCTTGCAGCAATGGCCATGGACTTGAAGGACAACCCCGACATGAGTCCGATAGAGTGGATGGCCAAGCAGGGCATAGACATCGGCGCAGCCTTGGAAGACGAGGAAATGGGCAAGAAAGTGGCTCAGCAGATTGCGGACTTCCAGCAGAAGAAGGCTGACGAGGAGAGCCGCGAGAAGGAGATTGCGGAAAATCTGAAACAGTCGGCCGACGCCATGGACGAGCTTGGCCTGGACGATGAAGAGAAGGCAGACCTGTGGGAGAAGTTCTTCAAGATGATAGGCGAAGCTGAGGACGGCAAGGTGTCGGCAGAGACATGGACGCTGTTCAAGAATGCGCAGAACTATGACGCAGACGTGGCCTCAGCCCGTGAGGAAGGAGCCATGCAGGGCCGTAACGAGAAGATTCAGAACAAGGTGAAACGGTCGGAGAAGAACGACCTACCACCAACACTGAACACAAACGGCGGCGCTCAGCCCAGCAAGAAGAAGGGCAGCAGTTTCTGGGACGGACTGGTTTAAAATTAAAACACATTTTATTATTTATTAATTTCTAAAATATCAATTAAATGAAACACTATCGGTTTATTAATTTTATTAAAAGCGGACATTTCCTTACTTGGCTCTTACTTATGCTACTCTCCGTTGTAACTGGCGGCTCGTCGCTCATGGCTGTTGCCGACAACGTTGCGCCTCAGATTGGCGATGAGGGCAACACTCCCGCAACCGCTGCAGAGGTTGCTGAACACGAACACGTTGAGGCTGGCAAGAGCGACCTCAATAGTCCCGGTGGCAAAAAGGATGGTCAGGATTTGACGGGAACTCAGGCTTCATCCACCCAGCTCAAAGAGGGTGGCATGATTGATGAGGAGTGGGACAGAAACATCGTAAAGTTCTATCCATACAAGACTCCGCTTCTCAGTATCGCCCGACAGGTTGCCGCCAAGGTTCCTATCAAGAACTGGACTGCCAAACACATGCGCATCGGTGGCGAGACTCTCGACGGTAAGACTACTGCCGAAATCACTGGTGGCGACACCATCGAGCTTAACTCTACCAACTTCTCTGGTTCTCTCCGTCCGTTCTACAAGTGTTCTACTGTCTTTGTTCCCGATGTTGAGGGTTACAAGGAGGGTTCTAACACCGAGCACGAGGGTATTCTTCAGCTCTATGTCATCGAGTCTAACGGCAAGAAGGTCGTTCTCCAGGCTACCAACGGCAAGGCTAAAAACAATGGTACTCCAGCCGACGACCTTGACAGTATGACCTGCCCGGACATTCCTTCGGGCTCTGTCTTACTTGTTGGCGCAACTGCCGCAAGCGAGTCTCAGCTTATGGTTCCTCCTGAGAACATGCAGCCTCGCGAGAAGGAGGTTTGTGTTCAGAAGAAACTTCTCAACATTCTCTTCACTACCGACTTCGAGAAGGTACAGACCAAGGTACCTATCTCCGTCAAGGACCTCAAGGCTGACGCTATCATGAAGTACAACCTCCGCGCCGAGCGTTCTTATTGGTTTGGCTCTAAGCGACGCATTAAGACGCTCACTGAGGATGGTGCTGTTGAGGATGTTTACTTTGCCGAGGGTATCTTGCCTCAGATTACCAATAAGTATGCTATTGGCGACGTTCAGGAGTGGGCCGACTGGATTGCTCTCTCAAAGCTCCAGTTTACAGAATTTGCAGAAAATAACCATGCTTACGTCTTCGCTGGTAAGAACTTCATCGAGCGCATGGAGAAGATGAAGATTGACAAGGATGGCAAGAACGACATCATCAATCACGACGAGTTCGACCTTACCTTCAAGCGCATCAAGGACACATTCGGTACTTTCGATATTGTTTGGGATCAGACTCTCGACCTCATGCACATGGAGGACTTTGCCGTTATCATCGACCTTAAGGCGAGTCGTCGCTACGTTCGTGTTGCCAACAAGGAGCGCACCAACGACATGTCTAAGGGTGCAGGTGCTATCCGCGACGCTAAGCGTTGGATTCACGAGGAGGCCGATTGTATCGCTCTCCGTGGCTACAACTCTATACTTGTTGGTCCTGAGGAAAAGATTTCTAAGCTTGGCGGGTCCACTCTTACCACTATCATCTCTGCTCCCAAACTCCCCGCAACTCCGTCAGCCGGCATGAAGGTTGCCCTTACCGAGGACTACGTCTCTGACGATGTTCAGTACGACAAGGGTACCGTCTACTACTACAACGGCACCAAGTGGGAACTCTACAAGGGTCAGGACGTAGCAGCCTAAAGATTATTTTATTTCCGTAAAGCCCTCGCTGAGCAAAGGCTTTGCTCGCTAATGTCTCAGCGAGGCTTATCTTTAAAATTCCAAAACGCAATGATTAAGATATATAGATTAAAAGAGGCACTAAACAATAGTCATCATACTCTCGTTGGTGCAGGTGGTAACAAGGTTCACTACGAGTTCACAGGTGGTAATATCATTACAGGCACTTGTCCCGAATTATCTCTTAAGGGCAAGTATTATCAAGACCTTCTTGAGAGCAGTGAACTTTTCAAGTCCGGCACAGTGGTGTTGATTCGCGAAATCAAAACCTCCGACGACATGAAAGAGAATGTGCCGAAGCCAGAACCTAAGAACATGAATACGGCAGACGCGGTGACTACGCCCGACGAACTGCTCGTGTACATCAACACCAACTACGACAAGAAGTTTACCGACCCGAGCAATGCGTTGGCTTTTGCTGCCAAGGAGGGAGAGGTGTTTGTTAACTTGAACCTGGGGTAATGGGGCTTGCTGAGGGCTTTGGGGTGATGAGCCTTACTGGGCCTTGCTGGGCCGACTGAGCCATTGATTGAGGAGGAGCTATGAGGGCTGCTGACAATCATTGAACGTTAACCATTAACACTATTAGGTATGACCGTAGGAGAGATTATAGAAGAGGTGAAGTGGTGTATAGACCATGAGACGAGGGAGGACTCGAAGCTGAGTGACGGCGGAGAGGATACCTACATGGACAACATCATAAGGGCGAAGATAAACGACGCTCTAAGATGGGTGGCTGTAATGACGGGTAAATGCACGAGTGTGAAGACAAAAAAAGACACGGATGCCACTACCGCCAAGACACTGACTGTTGAGTCTTACATTGACGACATAGGAGTGGCGACTCTGCCTGACGGTATCGCTGCTGCGGACATACGACGTGTAAGGATAGACGGATGGCATAAAGCTGCGGTGCCAGTGGACGACACGAGTGACGACGCGCTGCTGATGTTTGACGAGGCGGTAAAGGGTTCGCAGGACAGACCGCTGGCTACAATAATGCGTGGAAGCACGCTACAAATATTAGTACAGCCATGGGAGACGGGCAACGAGGTAGAAGTGGCCTACGTTGGAACAGGAAATGTTATTAACAACACATCGGACAGCACGTCTGTAGATGTGTCAGACACACAGAAGAATGCTTTCATATACTATATTGCTTACCTGCTACTGGCGGCGTATGAAGACGCTGGTGCACAGACTATGCTCAGCATTGCGATACAAAGTCTGGGAATTAATACACAGAAATGATATGGAGATAGTGACAGCTACGTATGACACAACAGAACAAGCATGGGTGACTCCTGTGCTGGAACTGAAGCGTGACATCTATCTTATGATTAGCTTGAAGAAAAAAGGCAAGATAGTGATAAGACAGAACACGGGAGACGGCAAATGGCCTCGTGTGCCTATAGAGGTCCATAAGGACATGAAGGCTTTCTGCCTGCGTATGGAAATGAGGGCTGAAGTACTACAGATAAGAATTTACACATCAGAAGAACCGGAGGAAATAAAGTATGCCTACATTTAGAAATGACGTAAAACTAGGAACGAAGGTTCCGTTGATAAAGACGGACGACCTGGACGACAGGTGCGTGACGGAGGAGAAACTGGCGGATGGTTGCGTAAGTGCTGATAAGATTGCACAGGATGCTATAACTGCTGATAAGATTGCAGTAGGCAGTATCGGCACAGAGAAGCTTGCGGATGGTGCTGTGACTGCTGATAAGATTGCTCAGGATGCTGTGACTGCTGATAAGATTGCTGTAGGCAGTATCGGTACAGAGAAACTGGCGGATGGTTGCGTGACGGTGGAGAAGCTTGATGGCAATATTACTTCAGACATAAAGAATGATGTTGCAGAGAAGACCTATGAGAAGATGAAAGAGAAGTTTCTGCCATTGACTGGTGGAACTATAGAAGGAAAAGAGGAAACTACAGGAAAAACAATCGTAACATTAGGTTCTCAACCTCAGACAATACTGAAAGGAGGAAGTATTGTGGTTAAGAAGGCATATCTTCGGAAGCCTCTTCTTGGAATTACATATCCCCCTGGAACATCTATGCTTAATATAGAAGATACTGTTTCTATTTCTGAGAAAAGTATTATAGGTCTTCAATCAGAGACTGCTACATCAGATTGGGATAAATCTAATCTTAAGTTTCAAATAGATAAAGATGGGGTACAAGCTAACGGTTTTAAAACCATATCTCAGAATATACAAGGACTTCTTGCTAATGATGGTAGTATAGCAACCGCAATAAGTGTAGGTGATATAGATGAAATGTTTAATAGATAAAGGGGAAGGAAAATGAGTAATTTTTTAGATAAAGTAGGATTGCAACATTTTGTTGAGAAAATAAAGAGTCTGCTTAGTGGTTATCTGCCATTAAGGGGAGGTACAATGACGGGAAGTGTTAAATATGGTACTCTAGTTTCTTTGAGTAAAGATGGTTTAACATGTCATAATGCACAACAACCTGAATGTTCAACTGAATTCGATACTGATGGTCTTCATGCGTCCTATACAAATTATAATCATCCAAAATATGGTTTTATACCAGTAGGTTTAGCTAAAGTAGCCTTAACTGGTATAGACATTCAGGTTGGTGGTAAAGGTCAAGCTACTCTTAGCATTGAGGAATGCAAAACAAATAAATTTACATTATATAGGGATTCAAGTAGTGAAGGTCTTATAGCTAATAACTCTGAGACTGTAGTAAAGGAGTTGAGTGATGAGCAAGTTTTAACAGTACTTCGTAAAAACTCTTCTTTTATTACTGGTAAACATTATCTATCGGAAAAAGGATTGGATACATTGTCGCAAGCTATGTATGATAGAAATTCAAAAACAATTATACAAACTAATGCGGATACTGTATTTTATTCAAAAGGTGTATCACATAAAATACCTGCTTACACAAATTTTTGTATAAACTCTAATTCTTGGAGTATAGACGATCCTGAATATATAAAATCTATAATTTGCAGAGGTTTTGTAGATACTGAGAATTTTTATTCTCTTGACAATATAAATACTTTTGATGCAAGAGATTCATATTTACGTAACGATTATTTAGATTCTTTGTTTGCTGATTGTATATATTTAACCAATGTTGATATTGCAGATTGGAATACAGATAAGGTTATATCTTGTCCAGATATGTTTAATGGATGCAGAATGATTCCAAATATTGACCTTAGTCATTGGGATACACGAAATATAACTGATACAAGCCGTATGTTTTATGGTTGTACAAATTTACGTGTACTTAATCTTGATGGATGGAATACCCAATCAGTTGAGATAATGACAAATATGTTTGAAGTATGTGCACTAATAACTACTTTAAATTTAGGTCCAGGATTTGGAAGAATGAAGGATAGTGTAGGTACATTAGACCTCTCTATGATGTCAAAATGGACAGATGATTCTGTACAATCCTTATTGAAGTTATATGACCGTAAGGCAAATGGAATGGGAGTGATAACAATTAAGTTGTCAGCGGCTACTAAGAATGCTTTAGGTACAAGTGGAATACAGACATTGACTGCTAAGGGATATACTATAGCTTAATTGATAAGAGTTAAGTTGATAGATAAGTAAAACAAAATAAATAAAAAGAAGACAATGGAAAAAATTAAAGCGAGTGAAGGAATGTATCTGACACAGAAGGAGATTGAGAATGAAGGTGCAAGAGTATTTGTAGTTTCATTGTTCCTGGCAGATAATGATAGTGCTGACAACTGGCGTGAGGCTACTATGGAAGAATATTATAGGTGGCAGCAGGAGCAGGATGCAAAGTTGGAAGCACAGATGACTAATGTGAAAAAGAATATTGAAGAAGAAACAAAATAGAATGAATAAATAAAACAAAATAGATAATACAAGTAAAACAAGGAGGTAAAATTTATGAGTAATTTTTTAGACAAGACTGGTCTACAGCATTATACAGAGAAAGTAAAGGCATACGTAGACAGTAAATCAGGTGGTGTAAACACAGATTTGACTTCACACATTGGTAATAAGAAGAATCCGCATGAGGTAACAAAGGAACAAGTTGGACTTGGTAACGTGACCAATGTGGCACAGATACCATTGAGTCAGAAAGGTGCTGCCAGTGGTGTGGCTACACTTGGTACTGATGGTAAGCTGACTGCTGCACAGCTGCCTGCAATGAAGACTGTGAATGGTGTGAGTGTTGTAGGCTCTGGTAACATCAGTATTGACCTGTCACTGTATAAGGTGGTAGACAGTCTACCTACTACTGGTATTGATGCTACAAAGATTTATATTGTTCCTGCTAAGACTACTGGGGACAAGAACATCAAGGCTGAGTATGTGTACACTGGTAACCCTGCAAGTGCTTATGATGCTACAAAGTGGGAGAAGCTTGGTGAGGCTCAGACAAACATTGTAGTGGATGCAGAGTTGAGTGAAACATCTACCAATCCTGTGCAGAATAAGGTTATATATTCGCTGAATACTAGGTTAGCGGCAATTGAGGGAAAAGTTATTCAACATCAAAACCAAATTGGCACACTATCACAGAAGAATAATGAGCAGGATACTGCTATTGCAGCTTGCGTGAAGAAGACAGACCTTGTGACAATCACTAACGAGGAGATTGATGCAATGTTTTAAAAGAAAAGAAGCATAATAGGGAAAAGGAGCGAGTATCTACGGATATTACGCTCCTTTTTTTATACATTTTACATATTAATTACTTTTCAATAAAAGTTTCAGAATACACAGACTCTTGTATCATTTCTTATATTGTAAAATTGGGTACATGATTAATAGCAAATGTGACATGGGGTTTTGCGTAACTTCTTAGCTTGTTCGAGAGTTACTTGTTTTATCTCACAGCTACAATTGCGCAAGCCTTCGCAAGATGCAGATTTGTGGTAACGACGTGCGTGTGGGCCTGTGCATACATAAACATTGTCGCCGGCTACGCAAGCGAATAGAGCTAAAGATAGAAGTATTGTTTTCATAAGAGTTATTGATGTATTGCTGCAAAAGTACTAAATATCAGCGATACGGACAAGAATATTTTACAGAAGTCGTGTAAAATGTTTTACAAATAATGTTTGGCGACGGGATAAGAAGCTTGTGCGAGAGAGCCGAGGAGATAGCAAGGAGATTCTGTGTTGAGAGGAATGCTGTAATAATCGGATATGTGGGTGACAGCGTGGAGAAGTTCGTGGGTGAGGGTATTGAGGAATTGAGAGGGAGAAGAAGAGGGACAGAGGACTATGAGGGTACGGTGGAGAGAGACATTGGTATAAGTAAAAGCAGTGTCGGGGACGGACTGGGACACAAGAAGGCAGGCATCTTCAAGAGGCTCTGAATGACAGCCGAGAGATTGAAGATGTCTGCGGATAATGTCAACCTTGAAGGAAGGGACATTATAGAAGATTTGCACCGTCCAATCGTAGGAATGGAGGTATATTTGTTGTGAGCGCATAGGCTATGAGGGGTCTAATACGTCTTCCCACGGGATTGGCGTGCCGGAAAGGGCGCAATCGGCATAGAAGCGGTTAAAGACGAATCCGTCGGGCTGGTCTTCATCATCGACGTAGTCCTTGACGAAGAGGGCAAGGGCACGCTCATCGGTGATGGAAGAGCCGTAGAAATCGGCAAGAGCCATATTCAGGACATAGACATGGTCGTAGGCAACGGCATTGTCGAGAGTGATGCCGTACTTGTGAAGAGTCTGTTCGACCTTTTCCTTAGTCCAAGGAGTGATAGGCTTGTTGTCGCGACGCATACGAGAGACAGCGAAGTCGTGCATACGGCGTGAGAAGTGATAGCCATAATGGCGCAAATAGGCGAGCATTTCGGGTGGACGATAGTCGTACTGAGAAAGGGACTGACGAGGTTTCATATGAAGAATAGGGATTAAGAGGAGAATGCCATAAAGACATTCTCCTCGGGTTAGACATTAATAATCAAAGTCGCGACGTTCGCGTGGACGGCGGTAGTCGGGATAGTCGTCGCGTTCTGACTCGTGGCGCTGATTGCGATAGTCGGAGCTGCGATAGTCGGGCATAGGACTGCGCTCGCCATACCGCTCACGCTTGATAGAATCGAGACAGGACATAACCTTGCCTCCATAGCGAAGCATCTTCTCGGCGTTCTCGGTGAGTTCGGAGAACTTATCCTCGGTGATTTCAACAATAAAATTCATAGTCATAATGTTTTTTAAGTTCGAAAAAGAGAGGACTTCCTACGCCTTAGGTTTGAGAGCCTGAGCAAGCATGCCCTGGATATTGGAGAGAGTGCCCTCGATACCAGACATCTTGGTTTCGAGTTGGGAGATTTTCTGCTCCTGCGCCTTCTTCTCGGCTATCTGAGGGTTGAGTTGGGCGAGCATGGACTCGCAAGAGGAGACCACAGAGCGATGATAGTCAACGCTTTCGAGAATCTGACGAGACTGACGGAGCATAGCCTCAACCTCGGCAGACATAGCCTCGCGCGACTCAGAGACAACGAGCGAGCCGGAATTGGCAATCTGACCATTGGAAGGGAGTTGCTTGAAATCCATTTCGCCATCGGTAAGCTTCACACGGACATCGACCACAGACTCCATCGGTTGAGGGGAGAACTGTCCGGGCTGATAAGTGGGGAACTTAGGCTGAGGATTGGAAACGGAAACAACCTGTCCAATCTGCAATTTAGGCTCGTTGCTCTTGTCAAGCACATAAAAAATACTATTAGTACGCAAACCGCTGAACATAAGAAATCCTTTCTTTTAAGAATAGGTTAGACAATACCCGTCATGAGCTGAAGGGTGTTAGTGTCGCGCTCGAACCAGAACTGGTAGATGCCAGTGCCGGGAAGGTCGGCGACGGTAAGAGGAGAGCCGTTGTACTTAGTAACGGCTTGGGTAGCCCCGTTCGTCTCGAAGAGAATAGGGAGCGTGCCAGTGGTGCCGGTAGGGATGGTCTGAGCCAGCTTAACGAAGACCGTTCCGCGATAGTTGACCGATGCGAAAGCATGGTTGCGGAAGGAGAACGTGACAGCTGTAGTAGAGACCGCTACGGCAGTGGAAGCCACGGCAGCAGAACCACGGCGGTTGACCCATGAGAAGGGATAATTCCAAATAGGTGTCATATAGAACCCTCCTTTCTCGTTAACCCCAAAAGCCGTTAGCGTTGGCATTGGCGTAAAGGCCGTACTGAGCTGCGACACAGTTGGGAACAGTAACAAACGGCTGATAAGGAACTGTCACGGTGTTAGGCTGAGCGCACTTGATTTCGCCCACCTCCTTCTGCAAGCCAGCAAGAACGGCATTGACGGGAGCGAGAGTCTGGCCGACAATCTGCGAAGTCATTGCAGACGACTTGAACGTAGAGTTCTCTTCGCGAAGCGAGTCAATCTTGTTCTGAAGCTCGCGCATGACAGCCTGCTGCTGACCGTTGACAATGGTCTGTGTGCTGTCCTTGATAGCGTTTTGCAAGTCACAGGTCTGACGCTGTGTCTCGTAAGCCACGTTAGCAAAGCCACGTTCCTGTCCTACCGCCACGTTGTTAATGGAATTAGTCAACGCACCTGTCTGCTGGCACATAGCCAGTTTCACATTGCCGTCCATTGCTGTAATGGCATTGTTGGTCTTGCAGCAGCAGTCAGCAATCTGCTGAGCAATCTGCATGTTGCCCTGCTGGAGAGCATTGATAGTCTGCATGCCAGTCATACCTACCTGGTTGCCAACAGACTGAACCTGTGAGGTAAGAGCCGAGATAGCCGACTGAATCTGTCCCTCGGTGCAATTGAGCTGGGTGGCGAGGTTGGAGATAGCATTACGGTTGCCTCCGATAGCATCCATGAGCAGAGAGCGTCCGTAGTCGTTGTTGATTTCGTTGGCTATGGCACCACGTCCGTTGCCTCCGAATCCACCCCAACCGTTACCGCCCCATCCCATGAGGAAGAACAGGAAGATAACCCACATGAAGCCACTACCGTCACCCCAACCGTTGCCGTTCTTGTTCATAGCAAGAAGAAGGTTAGGATCAAGACCGTTGCGCTGGAGGAGAGGAGCAAGAAGCGACATCATACCGCCACCGCACTGGCCATCATTGCCGAATACATAAGTTTTTGTTTCAGACATAATAATAAAAGTTTAGGTTTCGCCCCAACATTGGGACTTGAAGCAAATTTACTTATTATATAAGGTGTCGCCTAACGATGCTCAAATGAGGAGGATAATGCTCAAAGAAAAACCGCTCTGTTATCACAACAGAACGGTTACAAACGATTATGACAAAAATAAAACTCTAACACTTATTTAGTTTGCAACTATCGAGTTCGGCAAGACTCCATGAGAGTTCTTTGAATCCCGGGGACTTGCGTCCGTGAGGAATACGTCCTTCAGATACGTAGCGGTCGAACTTGGCGCGAGACATATTGAGATAACGGCAAGCCTCGTATTTGGAAACACGGCGTTCCTTGTCGGCAATCATCGTGCAGAGGTCGAGGAACATGCGTTCTTGCTCGTCGGTAGTGGCACATTCGCCACTATCGATACGGTCGATTAGTTCGACGAGAATCTTGCGGATAGATTTTAAGAGGACTCCCATGAGGTTATTTTCTACGATGTATAAGCCATATTAAGCTTACTGTACTTGTTATCATAAGGACTATCGAAATTAGAGGTACGGCGAACTGCTTCCATAAAGGTAGCTTGCGTTCTACCGGGACGGGGATTTCCGTCTTGTTCTCTCTGGCAGCGTAGACAGTATCGTGCTTGATAGAGAGGCGGTCGCGCCAACGGGTAATCTCTTTGGTGCGATAAACAGTGTCGCCTTTGACAATGGACTCGAAGTAGACGGAGTCGTGCATATAGACGCTGTCAAGGCGGATATTGTTGATATGCACCGTATCGTGAAGGGTACGTTCGAGGACTACGGGTCGTGGGGATGAGCAGCTGGAGCAGGAGACAATAATACCTATCCAGATGGTCATTATCACTACAAACCAATAGAAGTCGCTGATTATTGAGCGCAACCATTCGCGCTGCCCGTTATCGTTTATATTCATAGCTTTTAATTTTTAAGAAGGACATTCTTTGCCTTATCAAGGAACGCACGTCGCTGTTCGAGTCCGTTGGTACCTCCGTTAATAACCTTGGTTATTTTGACGAGGTCGTCCTTGTCGGCATACTTATTGAGATTATGTGAGTCGAAGAACCACATAGAGGATTTGACAGCACCGAGAGGCTTGGAGAGAAGTTCTGGATTGTTGACAACGTCGCCTTTGCAGTATTTGGAGTTATTGTATGCGGTATAATTCGCGCGTCCTGTGATTTGGATAAGTCCACGACCCCGGTACTTGTATCCGTCACCATCCTTTTTCGGTGTATTGCCGAGCGTCTTGGCGAGGCGTCCGGTATCGTACTTGTCGAAGTAATGGGTAGGGCCTTGTTCTTCGGTGTACTTAAGACAAGCAGACTCGTGGAGAATCTGCGCGAGATAGTGGCACATACGAAGAGGAGTGGTAATATGAAAGGCTTCTGCATAGCCGTTGATATAGTTGATATACTTGTCAACATAAGGCTCGGAAGCAGGAGCTATCTGAATGAGTTGCTGTCGTGTAAGTTTCATTTGAGGTCGTCGTTATTCGGTTCGGGAGAAAAATGCTTGAATATCGTGAACTTCTCTACGAACTTGACTGTAAGTATGTAGTAGAGAAGTGATGTGAGCTTATGCCATGTGGAACCAGGAGTACAGAGGCTTCGCCAGTTGCGCACGATGTTGGTGCCAAAAAGATAAATGGCAGCAAAGCAAACGTATTTGACGCAGACAAGCGCCTGTTCTTCGGTGTGCATGAAGTGCCCGACGATAAACATCGATGCTGCCGTAGCGAAGAAGATAAGGCAATAAATGAAACACATGCCAGCCTTTCGCCATGACCATTCCTCGCCGTTGAATATGGCAGCGAGCAGACCGAAGACGAAGTTGACGACAAAGAGTATGAGCATGCTTGTCATGAAGTCCTGAATGGGACTCAATAAGGCGAAGAACGCCCCGGTAACTGCTATTATGATACTTCTAAAATCATTCATACCGCAAATTTAACGTACAAAAGAATATGTATTGCGGTTATTCGTCTGTAGGAAGAATAAAAACAGCGACCCTTGGATGGGTCGCTGTGTGGTATTGCTTAGAATTTACCTTCAATGTTATTGAATGCCGAGCGTACGTCGCGGGACAGAGTGCGTGCGTAGCGCTGAGTTTGTCGGAGATTGGTATGCCCGAGAACTTTGGAAACGACATTGATAGGCATTCCTTTGGAGAGGAACATCGTAGCTGCCGTGGCTCGTCCCATGTGTGAATGTAGACCGTCAACACCTATCATCGAACCTATGACTTTAAGATAGTCGTTGTAGCGCTGATTTGAGAGCGTGGGCAGCTTGTTCTTGTACTTGGTGAGTATATCGACAGCCTGGGGGAGAAGCTGAAGGACGAAATCAACGTCAGTCTTGGCACGGCGGTCGTGATAAAAATACTTACCGTCGATAAGGTCGCACTCGTTGAAGTCGAACGCCATGAGGTCAGCATACGCAAGCCCGGTGTAACACTGGAATAGGAAAAGGTCGCGAGCCTTGCAGAGGTGAGCCGTGGAAACGGTGAGATTGCGGACGGCATCAAACTGCTCGACTGTGAGGCAATCGACATACTTCTTGTCGCCACGGCTTATCTTGAAGCTAAGGCGACGATACGGATTTTCCTGCACAAGGTTGTCAATGACTGCATCGTTAATGAAGAGTTTCAGATACTTGTGATAGTTGTAGATGGTGGACTGCCCTATCTCGCGAGTATGCAAATATTCGTCCATCGCACGGACATTGGCGACGGTAAGGTC